CTCATCACCCGGTCCACCCAGCCGGTCTTGCGCTTGAGAAAGGCGGGCGGGTTATTGAGGCTCTTGGCCTCGGGGAACAGGTACTCGATGTCGGTAATCCCATGGGCCAGCACGCTGTCCCGAAGGCTGCCGTAGCGCTTCACGTCGCTGAAAATCGCCTCCACGTCGGAGTGGCTCAGGGTGGTCTCCTTGGTGCTCTGATCGCCCTTGTTCTGGTCCTGGTCCTGGTCAAACACGTTGTGCTTCAAAGCGGTGTCCTCCTCATCTTTCTTTTCGGTTTTTTCCTCATCGGAATTTTTGAATGCTTCCTTAAGCAGGGCGTACACGACGACCTTTTGCTTTTCGGAAAGGGTGTCGAAAACATCGGCGCCAGTCTCGCTATCCTCACCCTTTTCCTCGGGCTGCTTGTCGTCGGCATGGGTCAGGCTGATCGTTTCGCCGGTATAAATAACTCCCTGCTCCTGGTCTTCGGTGGTGGTCCCATCGCTGTGGCGAATCACTGAGTCAATGAACGCGCCGGGGTTTGCGCTGGCAAGCACCAGACTCACCTCTCGGATATTGCCGTGCAGCACATCGGATCCATGCTGCTTAAGCTGAGTGGCATAGATAGAAATCCCTTGCACATCGCCGTGCTTCACCAGCAACTTGGCGGTTTTACCCGATTCAGAATCGTTGAAGAAGCCGTATGTATATACACCTTCTTCTCGGTTCTCAAGAATAGCGTGTCCGAGTACCGCGTCTGGCTGGTCGTGAATATGAGCCCAGACCATCGGGACTTTCTTCCCGTGATTATCCTTAAATGCGTCCTTCAGGATCGTTCGCCCATCGGAGCATTTCAGGTTGTTGCGGGTTGCCCAACCGCTGAAATCAAAGTTTTGTTCCATTTTGATTTGTCTCCTTGTTCAAAGTATCTCCCTCCACAGTAGGTTTGCTTTCCCCGGTCGGCACGCGCAGGTTCCTATTCCTAAGATCATCTGCTTTGGGGTCCTTAGAAGGCTTCCAACCGACGACCTGGCGCATTTCGTTAGAAGATGCGATTTCGCTACGTGTAAATGTATCCGAAATCTTCGCAAGTTCACTAATCGTCACAAATTTGAACGGATCGCGGAAGAACTCAATGGACTCCCTCTTGACACGAGCCTTCCTGGTCAGGAATTTACGCCGCATATCTTCCACAGGCGCGGAAAGAACCGGCTCCGTAGTCCGGTTGTAATAGTTCAGCATCGTCTTTTCGTCGGCGGAACCGTCCAAAATCGCTTGCGTCATCCCCAACTGGCTGTATAGCATGCTCGTCAGGTACTCCACTTGCTTCATCAGGTTGTTTTCCACCGGACGGTTCAGCTGGGTGATCCGCTCTGTTCCATCCGCGTAGGCAATGCCGTACTTGGAACCGGCCAACTGGCTCTCGATGTCCTTGCGCCTGTTTTCCGCCTGCTGCCGCCGCGCTTCCGTCTTGATGATGTAGGGAAGCTGAATGATCAGGTCCAACCGGCCCGAACTGGATTGCTCGTCTACCACGTCCAGCAAATTCAGCTTTCGCACAAGCCTCTGCATGGTGGAGTTTGGTTCGTTCATCACCGCGTACAGCGGGTTTTCCGCGATCGCCACCATGCTTTTTGGTACCGTAATATCCTCTTTTTGGCCGGTTCGTTCGTTGTACACCCGAACCCGGACATGCGCCGGATACCAGTCCAATATCCGCCCAGTCCGCATCTTATCAATGTCGAAGCCGTCGGATGCTTCCGGGTTGTCGTCGGTATCCGTAGGCACAATCGCTACGCACCCCTCGTCCAGCATGGACAGAATTACGTCCTGCATAAAGGCCCGGCCGGTCTGGTCAATGTTGGCCTCCGTTTTCAGACAGTTGTTTAGCCCGCTTTCCACTTCAGAGAGAAACCGGCCGTTTTCGTCCAGTTGGACGTGCCTCACGCTGATTGCCGCGCAATCCATCGCGATCCGGTTGTATACGGAAGTGACGATGGATTTTTCATTTCCCCGCGAAAACCGTGACCTATCCGGCCTGTAGGAGTACGAAGGGCCAATTTCCTGATACCGTATAGTAGGATCGCGATTGTTAAACATGTTCCAGGCGCGTTTCAGCCTGTTCATCAAGCCCATTTTGATTTTCCTCCTTACTGCTCGTAGATGATCTCAAGCCCGTAGGCCTTTGCCGTTTCGTGTTCGATACGGCAGCCACGAGCGTTCTCCCATCCCTTGCAGAAGTAGGCGGCATGACAAAGACTCATGTTTTCAAGCGACTTGGCCAGAAAACACAAGGGAATCTGAACAACGCCGCGGCCCTTCATTGCCTCGTTGCTGTACCATTCGTCCGTAAATAAGGTATTTACGATCTCGTAACCCATGCTTTTCAGGTTATGGATCGCCATTTCTCTGGTTGACGCGATTTCATCATCGCTTTTTCCGGCCATAGGCTGGCTCAGCATAGCTTTCAACATATTCATCCGTGTGTTCTCCTTCTTTTCAATCAAACGCCTCCCGATTGATCTTGTAAGCGATAAAGGCGTCCATCATTGCGGCAACCGCATCGATCTTGTGCTCATACCGCTTTTTCAGCAATTTGCGGTTTCCATTGGTGTCCTCCAGGGTGATACAGTTGCCCATGGTAAAGGTCATAAGTTCTTCATCAAACAAAAGCATCCGCGCTTCCGACAGCTTTTTCAGTTCTCCAAGAGGCACCGATTCAGTTTTAATGCCCTGAATCACTTTCTCGAGGCCGAAAGGTCCGTTCTCGGATTCCCACCTCGCCACAAATTCCTTCGCGTTATAGGGGTCGAAACCGAAGCACCGCACGTCGTATCCGCTCTGGGAAATATGGTTGTCTAAATCGTCATACACCTCCATCATGTCCAGCACAGTTCCTTCCAGAACAATCAGGCTGCCTTCTTCCATGAACTGATCGTACTTCTGCCGCATGGCTGCGGGCAACTTTTGCAGCGTAAGCGACGAAATGTAGTTGCGCGTCTTCACGCCGAAACATCCGTTGGTTAACGGGAATAGAAAGGTAAACGCACAGAAGTCGTCGCCCTGAGAAAGGTCGCCCCCAAGAGCGCATGGCATTTGCCAGTAATCCCGCTTCCGGTGCGGTAACGTTTCCTCGTAGGTAAAATAGTAGGTGTATCCTTCCATGGGAAGGCCGAAGCGTTTGGCGAGAATATCATTTCTGGCGGCAGGAGCTTTTTCCGCTCTCTCCTTGTCCAGTTGATAAGTTTCATAGGTTACGGTCTTTCCGATGTTCGGATTGGCCTTTGGCCACATTTCCGGGTCGCCGACCTCGTCAATGGAATCCAGCTTGTACCACCAAATGGAAACATGATGGGCGGGATAATCACCCTTGAGAATCTTCATCAATTCCATTTTGATGGTATCACCACTGCCGTTGCGGACCGTTCCCTCCGAACTGGTTGCCACGATGAGGTAATCATCAACCTTTGACGCCCCTTGCTCAATGGCGCCAACAACATCCTCTCTGATGTCGCAGGAAAGCCATTCGTCAACGGTTGCCACTTTACACCGAAGCCCCTGGAGCTTGGCGATGGACATCGGCCGTATCTCCAGCAAAGAGCCGGTCAAGAAGTTCTCAATGCCCTTTTTCGTGGCCGCCAGCTTCATCCGCTTAGACCTGGAACCGGTTGTATTTTGTAGCGAACCTTCTGTCAAGAATTTGAACAGGGGACCTCTTGCCCGTGTAATAGCAGTGCGAATAGGGGACACGACCTCTTCGGCCAACTTCATGGTTGGGGCGGTGGTAATCTGGTGGGTTGTCGTTGTATCCACGTTTTCGAAATACGATTGAATACAGGAATCATACAAAGATTTGGCCGCGCCTCGGCCCACGATAAGATACTGTTTGTTGGTTAACCGCTTCTTGATTCTCTTTGTTACATAGCGACCGCCATGCCCGTCAGGATACGGAGTATACACGCTTCGTTCCTCAAAGTAGTACCATCCGAAAATCTGCTCGGCCCAAAGTTTGAAGCTGTCCAACAACACCAGGTCGCTTCCGTCGGTAAGGGTCAACTCGTTCTCGCAATAGGCGATAAATCCGTTGATCGCTTCGTCGTCATAGTAGACTCCCGGATTGGCGATGAGATCGTCGATCCTGTTCATCTCCATGGAGATCTCTTTATTGACTGGGATTTCTCCGCGCATTACGGCATCCCGAAACATGCCGTAATATCTCGGAACGGCAGTGTTCGATAGCGCCATCGTTTACGATTCCTTTTTCTTGCCGGACAACTTCTTAAGATAGTTTTCCAGCGCCCCCGCGTTATCCACCATGGCCTTCGCTTTCTTAAGCTCCCCCGGGGTCATCTCAGAAAGGTCCTTCTTCATAAAATCCGACAGTGTGCTGCCGTCCGCTTTTTCCCGAAATATCTTGTTGAGGGCCAAATCCGCGACCTTCTCTGTGGCCTTTTTCCCCAGGGTTTTCAGCGTTTCCCCCACCCATTTCTTGACGGCGTATTCTTTCTGGGGCGTCATCGCGGCTTCCAAATCCCGGTACTGCTTTTCCAGGCTCAGCCGGCTGATTCTGCTGCGAAGCTCTTCGTCTGTCATATGGCTCGTGCGGTTGCTGGAACTTGAGGCGGCTTTCTTTGCCCTCCCCTCTCCGGCGTCCCCGGAAGTGCCCTTGGAACCGGTGACTTTCCCAAGCTGTGCTGGGGTTCTTCGGATTCCCCATTTCATTCCAAGAATGCCGTGGTGTTTGATAACCTCGCTCATTGCGGTTGTCTCCTTTCTTTCATTTTTGAGCAACAAAAAAAAGACCCCGGGTCGAAGTCCGAAGTCTCTGTATCCAACCCCTCATGTGGGGCACTTTACACCGGATTCCTACTCCCGGTTCCGAACGATTGTTCTATACGCAATGATTGATCCTTTTATTTGGCGATTCTCCATTCCAGCTCGTTGATCATCCGATTCATACTCTCCAATAACGCCGCGCTTGTGGGCGGATCGAACAGGAGTTTCACTTTCAAATGAACATAGGATTTTACAGCTTCCAGGGTGCGATCCGTTCCGAGAAAATCTTTCCATACAGCGGTTTTGTCTTGGATCGCGAATCCACCAGGAGGCCCAATCCCAAGTTGAGTAAGTACGGTCAGAACCGAATTGATATCGAGAACTATGTCGGAATCGAAGTGCTCGTATTCTTCCCCGACTCCAAGCATCTTCTTAATGCTGGTCAGTATACTTTCCATCGCCGCCCCTCCTTTCCCTCATCGTGATATCATCATCTCTTCCACGGGCAAGTATCATTGCGGCTTCGCTCAATCGGCTCTTTCGCCAGAAGATTCTCATCTCCATAATGGATCGCGTTATGGGTTTGATGTGTTGCACAAATCAAATACTCCGGATCCAGCAGAAACCGCGTCATCTTTTCAAAGTCTTTGATTGATATTGGATTCATGTGATGGATGAGAATTCGTCCAAAAATTTCGTATCCATCCAGTCCAAGGTCACACCCGCAGTCCCGCACGATAACAAAGTCCCGAACGGAATGCCATTCTCTTGATTGATAGAACCGCTGATTCACAAATCGGTCGAAACCAAAAGTCTCTACTCCGATGGTCCCGTCCAACCGCAAATATTGAAACCGCTCCTTGAATGTGCGCAAACTGGATAACTCGGTATAGGTTCTCTCAATCATTTGAACAAAGACCCGAATTCTGATAATCCCCCGTGATCGCCTTATAGAACGGAATCATCTCTGGAACAATCCGTTGAATGTGCCCCTTATCGTCCACCTCAACTGTAACGATCCATCCGCCCATATGGACGCTGATCCCTTTACCCCTTGTAAACGGGGTCTGGGATTGAAAACATCCTGTCTGGAAACAATGCACGTTTCGGTAGAACAGGTACTCCAGCTTGTGGTAATGGCCGATTGCCAGGATGTTGGGTTTGCTGTCTGCCTCCATGCTCTCGATCATCTTCTGCGGTTTGTAGGAAAGGGCGTAAGCCGTTCCATCCCATGGATGCCGAAGTTCCAGAACGCAATTTGGCGTGATCTCAATTCGCGCGCAGTCCCGTCCAAGATAATGAAGATCGTCTCTCTTCATCGCGATCGTTTTCCCAATATCCACGCCGCACCGCTTATAGATACTCGCGTCGTGATTGCCGCTAATGAAGTGCGTGGTGATTCCGTCAATTTTCGGGTAGCGCGTCACGATCTCATTGACGTGGTCGTCGGCCCCCTGCGTGTAACAATCGTACGGATGGCCAATGCGCATCTGCTCACCCTCGTCGATGTCCCCCGTATGATAAACATCGTGAACGCCGCGGCGGCGACAAATATCGTAGAATCTCTTCAAGTATGTGATCTGAACATACTTCGAATTAAAGTGCGTATCGCCGATCAGGCCAAATATAAGCACGCGGTTTCCATTCCAGTCTTGTGCATGCGTTGACGGGGCTAGATTTTCAAACACCGTAAAACCGCCCGGTTTCACTTCCGGTTTCCGCTTGTCGGTTTTCATCTTTTCGAAAAATGCTTGTATCTCTTCCTCCGTCTTCTCTACTCGCTTAGCGATGCGTTTGTTTCCCTGGTGCTTCTTTCGCATAGCAATGGCGACGTCTTTCCAGTCGTCCATTTTCCTTTAGTCCTCCTTACGTTGGGCAAGGTGGTCATTCCTCTTCTGGACCTCCATGCCCGCTGTATTTTCTCATGGCATCCAACGCATTCGTATAAAGCTCCTCAATTCTTTGCGCCGATTGTAGCGACTGCGTCTTTGCCTGGATCAGCTCTTTCTGCTTTTCCAGAATCTCCTTTTCAATTCTCTCCTTCGTTGATCCGAGTTTCAAATAATGAACAATTATTTGATTTGACGCCGTCTTCTTAAGCAACTGTTCCTCGGCAGCATCCACCGCAAGAGATATCAGTTGGTTCTCTCTTGCCTCGGGAGACAACGCAGGCCGGATCTTTCGCAAAGGGCTGGAAGACTTCGAGGCTTGTTCTTTCTTCATGTTGTCTCCTTTCCCAGTGAATCGTGCAAAATATGATCGAACTGAACGACATCCAACAGCGCTTAGGAGAACCAACGGAATTCAAGTGGGATCACCGAAAGGAGAAAAAGAATGAGCCCGCTGTTAAAGGAATCCCGCTGGCCCTCCTAGGCGCTGTTGGATATCGGAACACACCCCCAAAAACCTCCCCCGGAGAATTTTTAAGGAGACGCGCGATGACCATAGGGGGTGTGTTTTTGACGACCCCTCCCCTATGGTTTTAGATATTATATTGGTGCTTATATCCTGGTTTGTGGCTGCATTCTGAGTTTTTTGTAAATGTTTCTGAAATCATACTTGATGATTTCATCGATTGCGCGTTCAATCTCAGAATCGTTCTCTTCATCAGTGAGCTGATCCGAGGTTCGGGCAATCCTGCCAAGGTAAGCACAGGAGTTGTATCCTTTTTCCGTGTCATACAGGAACCAAGAAGCAAACTGTTTAAACGGATCGTAAGGATTGTCGAAGGTTGTAAGAGCAACGGTTCCAGTATTCATTCAGTTCACTCCTTTCCTTTAATGTGGTTGGACACGGTGGAGGGTGAGCAACCAATCGCCTTGGCGATTTCAGCAGTAGTGTAGCCAGAGTTGCGCATAGACGTAATTTTTGCGATTTTGGCGGGGCTTAGAGTAGTGGACGCTCTAGGGGTAGCGCGTTGGCGAAGATTATCCATGTCCGTATTCTTAATGATCTTGGACAGAATATTTTCGCTGATGGCTCCAGCCTGGATTGCTTCCCATTCTCTGTCACTGATCGAGACCGGTGTACGCCTCGCCCCATAACGAACTCTAGCCGCGCTTAGGGCCATTTGTCCCGCCTTCTTGATCTCCTTACGAGTCATGTCTGGATTGGCTTCTTTCTTGGCCTTTACAACGCTATTGGCGGCTAGCTGAGCCTGCCTTTCGCGGGGGGCGTTCAATAGGGCCAAATTAAGCTGAGCTTCTAGAGAGGAAACCTCCGTTCGGTAGGCCTCTTTTGCGGACGAGGAATAGACGATCTTACCAGCGTTTACCATTTCCTTGCGGGCTTCATTAGCCAGGGCCTTCATCTTATTGGCGTAGTCGGCATATGCCTCCTCCTGAGGTGTTCCGGATGATAGAGTATGAGCGTCCTTCACCGTCGACATCAGCGGAACTACCTGGGTCCGGACTTTCGTCTTTCCCCGGGCGTCCACATACTCTTCGTAGACCTCCTTATAGGTGACCTCTCCCGTTTCTTTGTCGATGATTGGGCTGCCCCGCCGCTTCAACACCGGTTCGTCAGACTTAGCCCTTGAAATCAGAGTGCTGGCGCCTTCGTGGTATCCACCATCTTCATCGGTTCTTCCCTGATACCGCTTCTTCAACGCGGCAATGCCGTTTTCTTCCTCACTCCGTTTATAATCCAACTTATGCTTCTCGGCATCAATAACTACCATGGAGTGTTTTACCGCTCTGGCTAATTGATCCTCTTTTGCGCCCTTCAACGTCATGTCCGTGATGAGGTTGCTGATCTTTCCCATCTCGGTCTGCGTATTTCGCATGTACTTCATGCCTTCGCGCTCCGGGTATTCCATGTGAGGATCGAAATCCTTCATTTGCCTCAAGGGCGGCTCAGAAAATATACGTACTTTGCTTCTTTCCGAGTTGCACGGAATCACCATCACAGTGTCGCCATCAAAGTCCGCGCCGCTTAATCGCTTGGCAACATTACTATTGATTCCAACGACATCGCTTGGGGTCGTTCCCAGCATCCTCCTCGCGTCAGTCTGTTTGTTATTGACTGTCAGGATTGGGATCTCAAAGGTGCCGCCATGAGGATAGCGAATTAGCGCCACGGTTTCTCCGTCATCATAACGGGGCGCGTATACCTCGTTGTCTTTCATTGTGGTGACGGGTAAGATCACCTGATACTTCTGCCTCGGGAGAGCCGCCGCTTGCAAATGGATGGCAGCAGCATCGCAGTCATCGGCAAAGGATTGAAGAAGCTCTTTTTTGACGGTTGGGTTGGTCAATGAACAGATTTCCTCAAACTCCGCGTGCTTGTCGGCGGCCGCCAAGGTTAACTGTTTATTGATGAGATGTAAGCTTTGCTTGCTAAGAAACTGAGACGGAAGGCTGTCGCTCCAATCGCCCCAATCGCCCTCGTCGGATCGCTTATTGATTAGTCTTAACTGCCGCTTCCCATTTTCATCAGTGTAATAACTCTGACCGCCGTCTTCCTTGATCAATGCCCCAAAGGGGTTGTCCAGGTCGTTCTTAATGTCTTTGAGAACTTTCCCCAAAGGGGTCCCAACTGGCTTGTTGGTGTTAAAGACCAAGTCCTTCCCATCCGGAATATCATCGGAATAGACGGCCATACCCTTGATGAACTTATTGTCGTCCACCAAGATTCGCACCTGTGCGTAATGGCTCTCTCCCAGCGACAAATCGTCCACTCCACGGCGAATCTCCACAACGCCGTCCTTTTGCTCTCCGCCATCTTCTTTGTAGCGGATTGCCATTCGGTCTGAATCCATGGATTTCGGATAGACAAAGCCTTTATCCACAATATCGTTTCCGTTCTCATCCTTGCGGACCCGATATTCTATGATGGAATGAACGTTCTGGAAGTCGTAGATTTCTTTAGGGGCCTTCTTCCCTTCAGATGGGACGATATCCGGAGGGCACAGCACCATGATGTTGGTCTGTTTGCCGGGATTGGTAACTTGCGGAACGCCGCCCACATATGCCACATAGCCGTCTTGCTCCAAAATGGATAACGCCTGGTTCAACTTTTCCCGGGAACTGTTCAGTTCTCTCTCCACCCCAACACCGATGTCTATCATACCTTTGGCGTCAACCTGTTCTCGCAGAAAGTTAGCCAATGTCTGAGCCTTGTTCATTCTGGCTTCGGCTCTTTCATCCAATAGCGAGCGGATGGTGGATTCGTTCTTCCCCATAGCTTTGGCGATCTCAGCCTGAGAATATCCGTCCGAGAGCAGGCTCCTTGCTTTTTGAACATCGTAGGACCGGCGCTCGTTTACGGCCTGAGAATATAGTACCCTCAATTCCCCGGTGTTTTTACACCCAACCATTTCAGCAATTTCTTTATCCGGCGTGCCGCTCTTTCTAAGCTCCGCCACTCTTGCAGCGAAATCGCCG